CATAAGAGCACCTCTGCGGCCATCCTGTGCTACCTCTCTTGTGGAGTTTGAATATCTCTCCATAAATGGTACCACACCTGTTGAAGTTAATGCAGAATTTTTAACCGGACTGCTTTTTGGCCTGATATGAGATAAATCATGACCAACTCCACCTCTACGTTTCATTAATTGTGCTTGTTCTTGGTCTGTTAAAAATATACCGCCATAAGAATCTGCATCATTCCCAATTACAAAACAATTTGAAAGTGACACAGTTTGTCTATCATTACCTATACCAGACATTGGTGAACCTTGTGGTACAATATATTTGAAATTTTTAATTAAATCAAATATTTTTTCTTCACTTAGAGGATTTGGATATTTATTTTCTATACGATGTAATTCACTTGCAATTCTTTTGTGCATATCATCTGGGGTTAACTCAAAATATATTGTATTATCATCTACCCGACCATCTATTGTATCTTTTAGAGAATACTTATTAATCCAAACATCAGTTGCTAATGTGTCACCTTTAAAGTATTGTAGTGTCTCTTTATATACATCTTCTCTTTTGTACATTTTGTAATATTTATTTTTATATAAAGTTTATGTTATTTAAATTATCTAAATAACCACTTTGTTTTAACTCAAATATTATTTGAGTTGCGTATTCTTTGTCAAGCAATTTAAACATATTGAAAATATTATCAGTAAAATAATATGATAATTCAACAAATATTTCCGACTTAGAATATTTTTTTCCTAATTTGTCCAATAACATTCTATAATAATCATTAAACGCTTGTCTATTAGGTTTTCTCCTATTTGAAGTAAAATCAAGTTCAGTATTGTCCTGCAATAAAGTATAAACGTCATTTGATAATTCAATTCTACCAACATATTCATCATTATGTTTACTTTCAAATTCATAAGCTGATCCTGCTTCTATAGGAAATCCATCAGATTGTGAATAATCTTCTGTTATATATGAATAATGTTCGGTCTCTTCTACAATTTTTCCTTTAAAAATTGTATCTCTTTTTAAACTATGTTTTCCTTCAATTTTATGATTATTGGTATTAAATTTAAACATAATATCAATATCATTATCTTCATCTTCATCTTCATCATCAGAATCAGTTCCATCACCATATTCAGTCTCAGAGTCATCAGGATCCAATTCAGATTCTTCATCAATATCCAAATCCAAATTTTCTAAATTTTCATCATCTTCTAAATTTTCTAATTCTTTCTTACTCATTAAGTTATTATTATTTTACACCAACAAGTTGATCATTTTCCATAGTTAAAAACTTTGTATTAAAATCAAATCTAACTTGTTCTTCTTTGTGTTCTCCATCTCGGAGTTTCAATATTTTTAATCTATAAATATTTTGTCTTTTCATTTCTGAGTTTCTTATAATACCCCAAACAGAATCTGCGGTATCAGCAATAGCTTTACTCTCAGGTATATCAGCCAATTTAATATCTGATGCACCCCAAACAGCTTTATCTACTTGTGTAGCGGTAATAACAGCGATATCATATTTATCTGCTATTCTCCTTAATCCTTCAGCTAAATGTTTACCTTTAAGGTATAACATATTACCAGCATCATTTCCTTTTTCAATAGACATAATGTTAATATAATCAACTAACACCATTCCAACTTTTATTCTTTTAACTTCTTCAAATTTTTTAATATAATTATCAATATCAGTTATCGTACAATCTGATGTGTTATATTTTTTTACAAAAATTTTACCAGGTTGAGAATCAAATATATCACCAACGGTTGATTGTGATTTAAGGTTATTAATTCTTTGTTTCATAAACACAGAATCTTTTGATTTTTCATCATACTCATCAATGTTTATTTTCAATCTCATCGAACCGATCCTCTTCATAACTTTTTGATTTGCCATCTCTAATGTGATCATAAGTACATTAGTGCCAGCATTTGCAGCATTTACTGCAATATTATGAAGCCACATGCTCTTACCAACATTTGTCTCACCCATAAGAACATTAAATGTTGATTTACTCCAACCTCCACCTAAAATACTATTTATTGCTGACCATCCAGTTGGAATTGTATTTTTCATTAGTCTTTGCTTATGTGATTCAGGATCATCAAAGTCATCACCCAAATCATCATCATCATCATCAACAAGCATGACGTTGTTAAACATATTCTTAAGTTTAGAAGCAACTTCTTGAATGTTATCATAATTAACATCTTCGATGCCTCTAACCATATCAATACTTTTCAACACATCACCTCTTAGTTGATTTTGTATTTTCCAAGCCTTAAATCTTGGCACCAACCACTCATCGCTTATATCTGTGTTATCAGATTTAAGCAACAATTGAATCACCTTTGCATTAATTTTATTATCTTCATCAGCCAATTTAACCATTGCATAAATTTGCTGAGCACTTGGTATAATTCGACTTTCACTCTTGAGATATTCTTCTCGAATGACAGTGAATATAAATTGTATATCTTGATTTTTGAAAAAATATGGTTCAACTTTAGAAAATTGTTCTGGATTATCCATAATCCAAACAAAATAATGCTTCTCCATATTTGTATTCATAGTATCAGCCATGTATTAAAAATGGTTAATTTTTTTTCTCTATTAATCAAATAGGGAGCCATCATCTAAATCATCAGAAGAAAGAATAGTATCCTCAATATCGTTGAGTTTTTCATCAAAATCTTCTAATTCTTTAAGATATTCATCATATGATGGATATTTAAAATATTCGTAAATTATTGGTTCTAAAGCCTTCAGTACTTCTGGAGTAAAAACCTTTCTATTATAAAGTTGTTTTTCTGTTAATGACTTATCTAAATGTTTCACATACCATCTATTTGATGGTTCATAGGTTAGTTCACCAGTTGATTTATCTAAAACTTTTTTAGCCTTTGCGACTCCAAGTTTATCAAAATTTTCAAATGAACAGAAAAAATCTAATCCTTTATATGGATTTATACCTTTTGTGAAATCAATCTCAAATTTAACTTTCTTAGGTTTAGCCAATCTATTTTTTGCCGATTTTGCAGTAATGATTGATCCTGAACGTCCTAAATCCTGCTCATCTTCTTGACCAGTTTTTAATTTTGCATCAGAAAGAAGTAGTATCACACTCGCAGCATAATATAAGCCTTCTCCACCAGACATAATTGTTTGAGGAAACATATCCATTGTTAAATATGTGTGGTTTGTTGCAACTAATGGAATATTTAAATATCCTAAATCATTTGTAATGAGTCTAACAAGAGATTTAATTTGTTTTGCTCTTGTCATATCTTGCTTATTTTTCAAAGATAAAACGTCATCTTTCTCTTTTTCAGATGCTAACATACCAATAGAGTCTAAAAATATAATGGTTTTAGACACATCAACACCGTCCTCTTTCAATTTCTGTAACGCATCTAAAAATGATGTCAAGAACATTTTTATTTTTTCAACAACATTTGTTCTCAGCAATAAAAATTTATCTTTATTTGTCGTATCAATACCATACATCTCAAAATCACTTTTTTCTATTGAGAATTCGGTATCTATCCAAACAATATTATATCCTTTCAATTGTGCATTTCTTGCGATGTTAAGCGACAGAAAACTTTTTCCTGTTTGTTTTGGACCAGCAATGATTGTAATCTTATTAGTTGGTATACCACCTTTAAGAATACTTTTTGATAATAAGCCATCTAAAATATGTATTCCTGTTGAGATAAAACTTTTTTCTTTATCCAACTCTTCAATTGTTATAATATCTTTTTTAGATATATTATCGATTAAATTAGAAATTTTAGAGAAATCAAAATCCTTACTGCTTTTAGTGGATTTTCTTTTTGCCATTTATTCGGTATTATTTTTTATTTAGATTCATTATAAATAAATCTATCTTTTATACATTAAAGAATGTAAAAAGTTTTTAAAATATGTATTGCGTTAAATATTTTTGTAAAGGCTCATTTATATGTAATATATAATAGAAAATTATTTGTTTGTTTTATGAATTTTTATGTAGTTTTCGTTAAAAATAGGAAAAAATTTGACAAGTATGTTAAAATAAATAGAGTTAGAAACAAGGCAATCATCGACATAAAACAACAACTCGATGAGCATGGTATTGAAAACCTTGATGACTATAAAGATTATTTTAACTTACTGATATATACCAAAATCATACAAACGTTTAGAAAAAATCGGGATGTGTATTATATACCCAATTTAAATAAAATAAAGCAAATTGGAATAGATGATGTACAACAGATAAAAGAAAATCTTGGAATGAACCACAAATTCAATTTATTATTATTTTTTGAAGATTTTAAAGATAGTGATAATATATCAAGCATAATATCAGATATGAACATTTTTGATGCAGTCCAAATAATAAGCGACTATTAATCCCACCAAAGAAAGAAAATTTTATATATAGGTAAAATAAAATTATCAAATGGCACATTTCTCAGAAATGGAATTTCTTTTTGTTAGTAGTCCAAGAACAACGACTTCTACAGATGCAACCAAAAACATAAACAATTCAGTAGGTAATAATGAAAGATCCATATACTCTATAGGTTCAGGTGACGAATCACAATATGTTTTTAAAGGTCCTTGGGGTTCAGGTAAAAGAGAAAAAGGTATTGATAATTTAGGACTACCAAATGAAAGAAAAATTGGATATCAAGGTGAACAAGTTAAAAATTACGCAAAAAATGCAATATATAATAATGGTACTAATAATCCGTATGTGGATTTAATCAACAATTTTGACGGTCGTAATAATTCTGCAAAATCTTTAATGATAAAAGCATCAGATTTAGCATATTTAAGAGAATTAGGTGTGTATCCAATCAATAGAATGGTAATCTTAAGGAGATTTCAAGAAGGTCAAGCAGTTCCAGAAAAATTAGATGAATTAAATTCGATACCAATGTCAACAGTTATTGGCTGGTTAAAAGAAGATGAAAACTTCGGAAATTTTGCATTTAATGAAAGTTGGACACAAACAAATAAGAGATTAATCTCCGTACCTGCCAGCGGTTTGGAAGCGACTCGATTTTTTTTCCTGCATCGCCCTGTCCAAGAATTTCGTTCGCCAGGCGCAAACCGTAAAATTCACTTTTTGAACCCCAGTCGCCCAAGTCAGCCTTTTTATTGGCATCCTTGGTTTCATTCCGCTTTCGCTGTGCCATCTCGCCAAACTTCGAGAGCTTACCCTTGAGGGCTTCTGCCTCCTGCGTTTTGGTTTTTATATCTGGTAACTCCAGCAGGTGAAAGGCTTGCAACTCCAACGACTCAAACTGTGCGCGGTCGTACAATTCCGACCCCACGGCAGGAACACCATGAATTCTGAGGGTTGGCGATGCTTTTTAAAATATTGCATGGCCGCAAAAAACGAGGCAATGTTATCCGAAGTATTAGACTGCATCCTCACCCCTGAAGAACGAGACAGTGTCGAACTTCGTTGCCTGATTATCAAGGCATTATTGGAAGGTAGCAAGCCGCAACGCCAAATTGCTGATGAATTAAAAGTCAGTATTGCCACAATAACTCGTGGATCAAATCAGCTAAAACGTATATCATCTGACCTACGACAATTTTTAATGAACATAGAATGACGCTTATCCCAACCATCCTTTGTGGCGGCGCTGGTTCACGCCTATGGCCTGTATCACGAGAACTGCATCC